ACTATTGCAAAGGCTGTAAAGCAAAACATAGATTATCTTGCAACATCTAATAATATTAAAAGATTACAAACAGCAGTAAGAGCTGACTTTGGAATTGGAATTAGATTTGCTAAATGGTTAGGATTTATTAATGAAGGTTTAATGAAAAACTATGGTTTTGACGATAGTGATCATTACCGATTTGCAAGGATTTATTAATGGCACAAGCTGTACCATATTTAATTGTAGGTGGTTTAGGATATATGCAATACCAGCAGCAAGGTGCTGCAGGTAAATACAATCAAGCTGTTCAAAATCGTAATGCTGAAATAGCAAGACAAGAAGCTGCTCAAATTGATAAACAATTAGAAACAGATCTTGGTAGATTTCGTAATCAATACGAACAACTAGAAGGAAAAACACAAGTATCAATAGCTAAATCAGGAGTATCTGATGAAGGTACTGCAAGAAGAATTGCTAGAGCTAACGCTGAACAAGCTGAACTTGATATACAGACAATGAAGTATAATGCTGCTGTAAATAAAATTTCTAAATTAGAAACTGCAAATTATTATTCAATACAGGGACAGGTTGCCAGAAATACAGCTAGAGCAGCTCAACTACAAACAATAACATCAACTGGAACAAGTTTGCTTGGAATGTCTGGATATAAATTTCCATCATCAGGCACGCCAACAGGTTAATATATATGCCAAGAGATTATAAAAGCGAATATGAAAATTATCATTCTAAACCAGAACAGAAAAAAGATAGAGCTGGTAGAAATGGTGCTAGACGAATGTTAAAGAAAAAATATGGAAATAGTTTACTTGGTAAAGATGTGGATCATAAAGATAGAAATCCAAGAAACAATAGTATGAGTAATTTAAGATTACAATCTAAATCAGCTAACAGATCAAGGAATCAATAATGCCAAAAATTCCATCATATACAGCACAACTTAGACCAACAACAGATATTAATATTCCAAAGTCTGGTGTGCAAATGCCAATAACATCTCCATTTACTGGATTGCAAAACACTATTGCTGATTATTATATAAAAGAAAAAACATCAGAAGCAAATACAAATGCTACAAAAACTATTAGTGATTTATACAACGATCAAGAAGATGGAACTCAAGGATTATTTACAATTAAAAGTGAATTATCTGCAAATCCAAATCCATCACAAGTTACAAAAGATTATGATAATAAAGTAAATACTTTATGGAATAGTGTTCAGCAAAGTTCAAAATATTCCGACATGGATAACTTTACAAAAAATGCTGTTAAAGAAAAATTTTTTGCAACTGCTGGAATATTAAAAACAGATGTTCTTAAAGGATCAAGAGATTCTTTATTTAAAGAAGAAACTAAAGTTGCTGATGGTTATTATCAAAATGAAACTATTATGCTTAAGGAACTTGGTGCAAAATATTTACCAATTTATGAACAAAACATAACATCAACAATTAGTAAATTAAATATAGATGCTGGTCAAAAGAAAGCATTACTAGACGAAAGATTAAATTTTGGAAGATTAGAACTTGCTCAATCAATGCTTAATAAAAAAGATTCTGAAAATTTAACTGAAATGTTAAAAAATGGTACTATTAAATTAGATCCAAAAAGTTTTAATCAAGTTTTTGATCAAGCTCAAAAACAAACTACAAGTAATATATTTTCTGAATTAACTTCAGGAATTTCTCAAACACCAGGTATGAATAATACTCAACTTGGAACTGAGTATAATAAAGTTTTAAATTTTTCAAAAGGAGTATTTGAAACAGACAGACAAAAAGAACTTTATAATAGATTATCTCCTACTGAAAAAGGAGATTTAATTAAAAATGCTAATGAAAAATACAACATAGTAACTACACAGATTAAAATTCAAAATGATGATATGAATAGAGCTATTTCAGATGCAACACAAAAATCAATGAAGAATGTTGTAAATTCATCAAAAATAAATCAATATAATCCTAATATTATTAATGATGCTTTTGGACCAGATACAAAAATAAGTAAAGATTTAGTTAAACTAAATAAAGTTATTGACTCTAATGAAGATATTAAAGCAACACCATATCAATACAAATTTGATATTTTAAAAAAAATAGCTAATGGAGATATTATAAATATAAATACTCCAGTTAAAACTGGTTTGGATGCACAAGGCACAACTTTAATTGAAAAAGTTATTAATAAACAAATTTCTAAAAAAGATTTAGAAATGTTTAATTCTTTAATGCAAGTTAATGGAGTTGATCAAAAAACAAAAGATAATATGAAACAATTTTTTAATTTTGTGCAAGCAAATGAAACATTAATTGGTGGAATATCTACATTTAGAAATTTTGATCCAACATATGATTCAAGAATGAACTCATTTATAGACGATATGTACACTCGTTATACTGATGGATTAAAAAAAGGTTTACAACCAAAAGATATGTTATCAAGAAATAGTGAAAATTTTATTGCTAAAGATGGTGCTAAATATACTTTAAATAGAGATGAAGTTAATCTTCAAATTGAAGAAACTATAAAAAAACAAACTCAAAAACAATATAAAGTAGGTGATGTTATAACAAATTCCAAAGGAGAAAAAGCTACAGTATTAAGAATAGAACAGAATGGAAAAGTAATTCTTCAAAAACAATAATATTTAAATGGCTGAAATATCTTTAGATAATTTTTTAGGAACTGCTGAATCTACTGCTCAACCTGAACAACAATCTAATATAATTTCATTAGATGAATTTTTAAATCAAAAACCTCAATATCCTTCATTATCAGAAAAAAATAAAAAAGAAGTTCAAGATTATTGGAGCAGTGTTTCTTCAGATGGAATTATTTCTCCAGATGACAGCATGTTTAGTTTTAATGAATACTCTCCACAAGATTCAACAAATAAATTTAAAAAATTTATGGTTGGAGAAAAATCTGATATTGCAAAACATATAGCAACAGGATTTCAATTATCAAACCCAGGTTTAATTTATAATTATTTATATGGAACTGAGATGCCTGAGGGACTTAAAGGAGAATTACCTGACACAGGTTGGCTTGAGGGTTTAGCTCAAACAGCAGCAACTATGATTGGTGATACACCTATATTTTTAGCAGGAGCATATGGTGGTCAAAAATTAATTCCAGTTCCTGGTTTTGGCGGTGCTTTTGGTGCAGGATTTTTAAATGGTGCTGTAAGAAAAACAATGATTGAAGCAATTAATAAAAAAGAAGTTGGTGAACCTGTTGAATTTTTAAAAATATTTATGGAAGAGGGATTAAAACAAGGTGCTAAAGAAGGATTTCAATTTGGAGCAGCAATGAAAGCAAATAAACTTCTTGGACCATATGCTGAAAATTATATTGCCAAAGCAATGTCAAGATGGTCTGCATTTGAAGGTATTGGTGCTTGGATGCATGGCGAGCTTCCATCATCTAGAGAACTTTCTTATTCAGGAATATTTTGGTTTTTAGGAACTGCAGCAGAAGGAAAAGTATCTACTTTAAATAATCAGATTATTAAAGAAAAAATGGATAATATTTTTATTGAAACAGGAAGAAAACCATCTCAAGTATTAATTGACTCAACAAAAGATAGAGTTATTGCTGATCAAATTGCAAGTATTGATCGTAAAATTCCAGAGGCTTATGAAACTAAAAAAAATATTCCAGAAAAATTAGATATAACTTTAGAAGAAAAGGTTTCTAATTTAAGAGAACAATTAAAAATAGTTCAAGAAAGAAAAGTACCAGAAAGAATTGAAAAATACACTGACACAGATGGTAATAATGTTACAAAAACAATTATTGACCAAAAAGCCTCTGAAAAGAAAACAGCAGAAATAACAAAATTATCTGATCAAATTAAATTTTATGAAAAGCAATTAGAAACTACAGCTAAATCAAATGATCCTGCTATGCAACACATGTTTGACAATATGTCTTTTGGTGAACCTGCACCAAGTGCATTATTCGTAAACATTAAAGAAAAAATAAATACAAAAGCAAATAAATTTTTAGATAATGCAATAGATTTTCGTAACCCTATATTAACTGATCTTGTTAGAGCAGGTGTTAAAGATTTAAATAAAGTTGATGTACCTATAAATTTATACCAAGAAGCTATGTCTTTATCTAGAAACAAAGACAAAGGAGTTATCTTTTTAAAAAGAGGATCTATTGATATTGAAAATAGAACTATTGGAAAATCATTAGAAGAAATTTTAAGACCAATAAAAAATGATCCAGTATCTCATGCTGAATTTGCTGGATATGCAACAGCTGTATTTAATAAAACATTAGCTAAGCGTGGAATTAAAACTCCATTTGATACAAAATTTTCAGAACAAGTTGCTAATAATAAAACTTATCAAGCAAAGTATGAAAAGATGAGAAAAGAAATGGTTGATTTTCAAGATAAAGTTTTACAATACGTTAGAGATAAAGGTTATATTACTGAAAAACAATATAAAGCAATCAAAGAATTAAATGAAAACTATGTTCCTTATGCTAGAGAAATTTTAAATTATGAAAGTCAATTAGTAAAAGGAAAAGGATCTCCATTAAAAAAAAGAAAAGGAGATGAAAAGTTAAGAGTTCTTGATCCTGTAAAAATTATAGCTGAGAATACAATTAAACTTATAGAGCTTGCTGAAGTTAATGCTTACCGATTAAAGTATTTAGAGTTCTTAAAAGAAAATCCAGAAGCATTTCCTGGAGTAAAAAAACAAACTGTAAAAATGAAACCTATAAAAGTTCAAAGAAAAGAATTGGAACAATTTATTCCAAAAGAAATATTAGATGGATTATCAGATGCAGCTATTTCTGAAATGACTTTATTTAGACCAAGACAGGCTAACATTGGTCCAGATTCAATGCTTGTGCGTACTAAAGAAGGAAAAATTGAAGTTTGGGAAGTTGGAGAAGAAAGAGTTATCGCATCTAATGCAACACTTTATAAAGAATTAGATTTCTTACAAAGATTTGCAAAACCATTTGTTGATGTAACAAGAATTGGTGTTATTTTTGCTCCTATCTTTATAGCAAGAAATATAATTAGAGATACACTTAACGCATCAATAGTTTCTAAAGTTGGTTGGATTCCATTTGTTGATTCATTTGTTGGACTTGTAAGAATTATAAGAGGAACAACTTTAAAAGACACAAGGTTTGCAGATCAATATGCTGTTAAACTTATGGAAAGATATGAAAAGTCTGGTGGAAAACAATCTAACATTTTAGAATTAGATAGATCTATAAGAGATACTGACGTTCATAGTATTCTTTGGGAATCTCCAGTTAAAAATAAATTAAGATATATAGAAGATGCACTAAAAGCAGCTATTAGAATTTCTGAAGAAATGACAAGAGTTAGAATGTTTGAAAAAGTTGAAAGACTTGCAAAAGAAAAAGGTTTATCACCTAAGCAAGCAATGGAACGTGGTGGATTTGAAGCTGCCGATCTTTTGGATTACCAAAGAAAAGGTGCTACATTATCATATTTTAATTCTTTAATTCCTTTCTTTAATCCTACAGTTCAAGGCATGAGAAAATCTGTAGATGTATTTGTTAAAAATCCTAAAAAAGCTATGGCAGGAGTTTTTACTGCAGTTATATTACCAACTTTACTTGAACAAATTTTATATCGTGATGATCCTGATTATCAACAACAAGATAGACAAATAAAAAGAAATAACTGGTATGTAAAAATAGATGGCATTGGTTATTGGATTCCAAAAGGTTATGATATTTCAATTATATTTTCTGAGTTTACTGTATCTGCAATAGATATGATTGTTAATGATGATGGCAAACAATGGAATAACTTTGTTGCAGAGTATTTAAAAGATTCAGTTTCAAGACTTATAACATTCCCTCAATTTGCAAAACCATTTGCAGAAATTATTCTTAATAAAAATTTATTTACAGGCAATGATATTATTAATCCATATTTAGATAGAAATGTTAGTGATGCTTATCAAGCACAACCTAATACTTCTGAAACAATGAAATTTTTAGCAGAGAAAATGAATGGATTAATTGACGCAGATTGGTTTAAAAAAATTAATAATCCTATTTATTTAGATCATGTATTTAAATCTTATACTGCTACTGTTGGTGGATATATATTAGATATTAGTGATAAAATATTATCTGAAACAGGAGTTGTAGATAAAAGATTTTCACCAGAAAAACAAACAGGAGATCTTGCTGTTGCTAAAGGAATTGTAGCAAGAGAAGTTCCTTGGTTTACTTCTTATGAAAAAACTTTTAATGAAAAGTTAGTAGAGTTTACTAAAGCAGAAGGAACAATTAAACTTCTTGAAAAACAAGGAAGATTTGATGAAGCTAATAAACTTAAAGAAAAATATCCTTATGATTTAGCTGTATTAAAAAACATAGATGCTGAGATTAAAAAAATAGATAAAGCAATAATAAGCATAACTAATGCTAAGTTTGAACAGTTAGAGATAAACAGAGAAGATTTTAATAAACTAAGTAAAAGACAACAAGATGATGTACTATTGACTGTTAGACAGTCTAAGTATCAAGAAATAAGAAATTTAAGAAGAATGCAAATCTTACTGACAGCAGCAGGATTAAATGCTATAAATATTAAAGTTGCTATTCCAGAAATAAAATAATATAGGAATTAATATATGACAATATCTTCAACTACAGTTAAGAACAGTTATAGTGGTGATGGCTCAACTACCACGTTTACATATACATTTAAGATATTCCAAGACTCAGATATTCAAGTAATCATTCGTGCTG